TCAGGGCAGTAGAGCTAACAAATCCCTGTCTCTGACCCGGTAGTTGAAATCTGCTATGTAAAAGACAATATCCACTCCCTGACGTTTGTAACCGTCAAAGTCTTGGAGTGTGAAGTATTGACCTGACGTTGGATCTTCAAGGAATACAGTCAGTTGGCCGCCGCTTCGCTGAAAGCCGCGATACTGAAGTTCGCCATCATTGGTCACAGAGGGTTGCTTACCTGGTAGGGGATCTGTGACCACTTCGGTTTGTGCCGGAGTGTTGCTCTGTTTGGATTTGTTGGAATCAATTTTGTCGTTCATTGAATGCCAGACGCTGTAGATGCAATACGAAACGATCAGGGCTGATCCGACTGCAGTGCCGATATATTTCCACGGTAGCCGAAGTTTATGAGTATGAACGGTGGCGGATTTGTAGAACTTGAAAAGCTTTTTATCAAATGGCTTTTGTTTCTTAGCCGCATCCGATGAAGAGTGTGAGGGTTCAGGATTTTCGTTGCAGGTATTCCACTCTAAAACGGTGCGGCGCTTCATACCGAATGCGCGGTTCATATGCTGATGCAACTCAACCAGTTTACGAATGTTGCGATCAATTAGCCCAGGGTGTTGTGTGATCAGAATAATATCCAATCCCTGATGCCGGTGTGTCTCAAAGCGGCTGATGTATTCGGGAACCGCCGACCCGTTAGGGCGTGGACGGAACCAACGCTGACATTCATCGATAACAATCAGGGAACCATCAGGAAGATCAAACCAATGCTCAACGTCTTCAAGTTCAAAGCAGCGAAGTGACTCAGTATCAAGACCGTTAATGTTCGAGTAAGCGGGTCTGATTTTGTCGGATACTGAGTTTTTATAGAGTAATTCGACGGCGAGCAAAGACTTTCCTGAACCGGGTATTCCTGTAATTAAATGAATCATGATCAGAGCCTCATCTGACGCAGTGACATCATCGTGATTCGGGCGGTGTACCCCGATACAACCAGATTGATAGCGAGATCGATGTCAGCCAACCCAAGTAAAGCTGCAACATCCCCAGGTAAGCCGGTGAACATGTCATGCACCAGCATAACGACCTGTGACAGGATGTAATCCAGCCCCCGAAACGTAACGAAGGATATGCCCAAGGCAAGTAAGATCCTTGCGACTACGTGGCCGGCAACGAGAGCTGTGAAATGGAGAAACAGACTATTCATTACGGATACCTCCGAAAATAATGGCAATAAAGCTCAATACAGCGCCAAAGCGAATGAAGGGTGAAGCGTAGTCCGTAAGTAACGAACAGAGTATTCCATATTCGAAGGTGAAGGTTTTATCACCAATGGTGAGAAGATCTTTATCGGCAGGGCAGGTCTTCGGCAACCAGCCAACACCGAAATCAAAGTATTCAGATAGATCTACGGTTTTTTCTTCGACGTAATCCATACCAATCATTGGCTCAGTTGGTTCAGGGTCAGGATCCTGTGGCTCATTTCCGAAGTCGGTATCAGAAGCTGTTTCAGTAATGCTAATCGGGTCAAAAACATCACCATATACACCTGGTGAAATTTGCAAATGGGAGGGGTTCGCGAGAGCGGCAGCTGCTACATCCTCATCGGATACGGGTTGTTCCTGTGCATCTTGTTCTGGTTGCGTGTCATACCAGTTTTGATAATAGGTTTTCAGTTCTGCCAGAGAGTCGGAGTAGACCATCCCATATAGACGAACTACCCCATTGGGTAAATCTTCATTCCAGGGTAAGTCAGGATACTGAGGCTGTGGCTGGAATGTGTAGAGCACATACTTTCCTGCCCAGTTCGGCCCGGAGGCACAGGGGATTGGACCAAGCGCGGTAGAAACACCACCGTTGATATCTTCGACTGGCTTTTCTAAGCATTCCTGATAGGAGCCGGAGGATCCAGGGAGAACAATGCGGCCATCGCTTGTAAGTGTGTAGCCGTAATAAATTAAAGCAGAAGTTAATGCTGCAGAGGCGGCACATGAAACAGGACTCTTGACGCAGGCAGTGACATAGGTTCTTAGCTTTCCGGGATTAAAGTTCGCTGTTTTGAATACCCGGATAGGATTGCCAAATCGGTCACGAGCATCTATGACGACGTTTGCAGTTTTATTGTTACTACTGATGCTGGTTACACCTGCTAAACGCGCCGTGTTGCCATCAGTTGTCGGTATTGTGTTGGTGTTTGGAAAGCTAATTACCTCTGCGAATGTATTTATTGAAATAAAATATAGAACGCAACAAGCATAGCGCTGATATATAAAAACCATTCCATTTACCGCCCTCGAAAATGGGGCGAATAATCGCCCCTTATGATTTAAGATTTTCCCCAGAAAACTGAGGCGAGAAAGATCAGCTGATTGCGCGACGAATCCACTTGATGCTTGCAATGCCAACAACAACGGCGAGAATTGCCACGCCAACTGTATTCACATCGCCTAAAGATGCAGAAATGATGTTAGTTACAGAAGTCAGATCCAGTGCAGATGCGGTATTTTCTTCCATTTTGGGTTCTCCAATGAGAGTTAGATTGCTTTTTTAATTTGCACAATTATCCAGGCAGAAGCCCAGAGAAGACCCACCGCTTGAACGAATTCAATGGCTTGTGCAGGGTCAACTTCAGGAAACACGTTATGAGGCCTTTGAAACTGCGCGAGGCGTTTCAATAGGCTTTAAACGCAGCTCGAACGGATTGAGTTCGAGGTTTTTAAATCGGCCTACCTGAAAGGTAGATATATCGAGTTCGTAATCGCCAATTGGCTTGCCATCTGTGGGAGCGCGGAGTGGAATTTCGATTTGCTGAGGGAAAGCTCCGCCCAGGTGTGCATAAGCCTCTTGAAAGTAGCGAACGCCGTTCTTAGTCTGACGTTGTTGTACCAGGTGATGGCCTTCGATGATTGAAACTTTAAGCATAACGATCTCCGTTAATTAACTGACTAATGAAAGTTTGGGGCGGTTCAAGCCGGATACCGGTTCTTGATAGATTGCAGGGTGCTGCTTTCCGTAATCCATTTTTATCAATTGAATGACCGGGACTACATTTGACTTGATCTTGTGAAGGTTCTGTAAGTTAGCCAGAGGGATTCCGGCCTCTTTCAGGTGTCCGATCTGCCGATAAAATGTGCTGCTGGGGGTGGTTGCGTGGATCTCGTCATATCCCTCGCTTGCAATCGACCGATAGAATCTAAATGCTCGAAGTGCTACAGAGTGGTTCATGGTACCGTTGTTTCTTGCCTTTGAATGTGTAGCCTTTAATAGATCCAATACATGATCGTCTGAGTAGTCCATGACTTGCCCGCCTTCGAATGTTTTGAACACGTCTTTAAATGCTTCTTCATGTAGCTGTTTCCATAAAGACTTTGCGTTCTCTTCTGAATATTTATTTGCGTAATTTCCGAGTTCGATTAAACCTACAGGTATGGCCCGTTCAGATAGCCAGCGCTTTCTTATGGTCGCTTCAAATCGAATCAGCCCCCTCGTGTATTCCACAAGTTCTTCAGATGAGTTGATGGCGATAGCTTCATCGTACTCCCCATCTGAATTTTTCTTTTTTAATTCCGAAATGTAGTTTTTTAGTTCGTAGTGCTTTAAATAAATCTTTAGGCGCTTGTGTCGGGAATCGCGTTTCCCGAAATAGACGGTTGTTGGATATTGTTCTCGCGATTTTGTTTGACCTGATCTAAGTGATGCGCAGTATTTAATGAACTGATCTGCAACTTGCTGAGAAGCGGCTCTGACGGAATAGGTGACGTCAATGCTGGATATATGGGCTGTGTGAACATCCAGCATGGTGTTCAACTTTGGGAATGAAATTGCCAGCAATCCAAGCATCTCATAGACGCACTTTTTATAGTCCTCAGTTCCATACACATTGTGACCCTGAAGCAGTTTTGCGGGACTGGCCTTTAGCTCCACATACGGCCATGAGTTCATTGGACGAGTGAATGACTTAACAGCCATGCCGGAAGCCCATGATGGAATGGACTCGTAAGGGTGGTAGAGGTCTTCCACGGTTACTCTTCCATCACTGGTGCGATTGACGGTACGACCTGCAACTGTGGCCTCAGTGTTAAGGAGGTGAGCCACGTCCATGATGCCAGTGTCTTCACCATTGCCGTTTACGACATATGTGTCGAGGAATGGGATATGGATGACGAGACGATCAATCATGCGATATTCCCAATATGGGAGAAGAGTCCACTATTAAAGTATGTGGACGCGCCGCTAGCGCGGCGCACCATAAGTGCTGGTGCCGCGTTAAAGTTCATATTCTACTTCCAGCGCTTCTTTGGTGATGAGTGCAACGTTAATAAGGCGGTGGCGGCCGATACGAACGGTTGGCAAGTGACCACGATTGATCATCCCGCGAATGGTTTCTTCAGTAAGGCCAGTGAGCTGGGAGAACATCTTCTTAGTGACAACTGGCCCAGCATTTACTGATGCAGCTGAGTTGATAATTGAATGAGCTTGTTCCATGAAAGCCTCTTAGTTGCACTTTGCGGCACATTTCTGCACTTTGTTGCAATATCACAGAGATAAGGGTGTAATCATCCTTATCTGGGTTGTATATACCTGAAAACAGGTAGTCGAAACCTTATATAGGGGATTTCTGCATGTCAACACTTTCTGAAAAAATGAGGCTTATCCGAGAGATGGAGTCAAAAAGCAGAGAGGAATTCGGAAAGGAAATTGGGGTTCCGAAAAGAACTATTGAGGGGATAGAGAATGAGGGGCGAGTGCCGAGGGGCGATGTAATTGAGAAGGTTGCAGCAAGATGGCCGAGATACGCATTCTGGCTAATCACAGGTGAGACCGACATTCCATTTCACATTTCACCTGATAAAGCTTCTGGCAGGGTTCTTCGTGTGTACGAGGATGTCAGTAATCTTCATCCGGGTACTACCGATTTGATGACAAGGCCAGAGTGGTTTGGAAGGGTACTGTTTCTTCAGCGTAGCGATGAGAAAAATGATCTCTATGTTTTGATCGAAACGATTCAACCAGAGCTGATGGGTATCAAGCAGTGCATATTCATAAGATCAGGACTTAACCTGTGCAGTGATGGGAGTGGGAAAAACCGATTAAGAGATCTTGCTTTGTATCTGGCCCAGAAAGGACGTGCAGACCTGATCAAGACCAGCGAATTAAGGATTTGTCTCTCTGACAAAATCAATAAGCTCTTTGAAACTAAGCAGATCGAAGAAGAAGCGCTTCAAGTGCCAGACCTGACTAAAGCGGAGTGGTTGAAAAAACTGCATATCAACTTTGCTGCCTGGAGGATGGATGGTGAGAACTATGAGCCGAAGTATACCTGGCAGGATATGAAGTAGGATGACGATTAAAAAGGACGGTGAGAAATGGCTCGTCGATCTTTACCCTGAGGGACGAGGCGGTAAACGAGTACGGAAGAAATTTGATACGCGAGCTGAGGCTGCTCGCTTTGAGAAGTTTGTACTCAGTGCTGTTCACCAGGGAAAGGACTGGAATACAAGTAAGCGAGATTCCCGCCATCTTAATGAGCTGATTGATATCTGGTACAAAGCGAAGGGCAGCTATCTGAAAGATGGGCCGCGCCGTCGAAAATGCTTGCTGGATGTATCCGACTGGCTGGGCAACCCCAAGGGGATTGATCTGAAAGCTACCAACTTCACGGCCTACCTGAGTTACAAGACCGAATCTGGTATCTCCGAAAAGACGATTAACAACCACCTGGGATATATGAATGCGGTGTACAACTATCTTGCTGACGTAGGTGAGATTGAGTACTCCAACCCTCTGGTCAAGATTAAGCCAATCAAGATAGATGAGCGTGAACTTTCGTGGCTCACAACTGAGCAGATCCGGCACCTCTTAAGTACCATCGAATCATTCAGTCAGAATCCGCACGTACTTCTTCTGACAAAGATATGCCTGGCAACAGGTGCCAGATGGAGTGAAGCAGAAGGGCTTAAGTTGCGTCATATCCGTGATGGTAAATTAAGTTTTCACGGAACCAAGAGCGGCAAGTCCCGGAGTGTTCCTGTGGCTGAAGACCTTTTTAAAGAAATTCATGCTCACCTGGAGAAATTTGGTGAATTCAGCTTTTCACTGAGTGCATTCAGAAGAGCGCTGGATGAATCAGGTATTGAACTGCCGAAAGGGCAGGCGGCACACGTGCTGAGACATACTTTCGCAAGCCATTTCATCATGAATGGTGGGAATATATTGACTCTTCAGCGGGCCTTGGGACATTCAAGTGTTTCGATCACTATGAGGTACGCTCATCTATCTCCAGATCATTTGGAAGAAATCGTAAGGCTAAGCCCTATTTAACTCTAGATTTATAAAAGTCCAGTATGTCCTGGGACACTTCATCTGAAGTTAGTAGTCCGGAAGTGATTTTATTAAATAAATCATCCGAAATTGATTCTTGGTGAACGGAAATAGACTTGTTGTTTATTAGTTTTTCTATGTCTTTTGCACTTTCAATTCTTGCAAATTTGTAATAGACGAAGCTTTTTTGTTTGATGAATTTATGTTCTCCGGGTTCAACAATACACGCTTCATCATAGTGGGCGCCATCGTACACGGTCGAAAAATTGACCATTAAAATGTCATCGTCTTTTTTACTGACAGGGGCGGTTATTATAACAAATAAATGTTTTTTTTCATCGTCTCCATCAGGGCCAGATGCTATGTATAAGGCAACTTTTGGATAGGGGATGAACATTATTATTTTTTAAATATGGATGCTATGGATTCCTGTTCTTCTTGACGAATTAGGAATGCATCTTTAGTTGAACTATCAATGTCCAAGGCTTCTAGAATATCTGAAGTTTTGATTTTGATTCTAGATTTTCCGGGGTCTTTCCACTCAGGGCAAAAACGATGAGTGAAATCAGCTAGTTCGAATTTGTCAACATCTTTGTACTTGTCCCAGATTTCATCAAGGATAGCAGTATCTGATTTACTGAGTGAAGAAAGGGGCGACCTTTCTTTTGCTATAATGTCGAAGTTGTTAGTTTGAAAAAAATGACCCCATTGACTTTTAACTTCTCTGCTGCCACCAGTGTTTCTAATTAGATCTAGAGTTAAAGACAATATTGGGCCATAGGGCATGGAGTAGTGCTCGTCTTCGCTCATTGAGTAACCTAGCTTCTCAAGGCTCGTCCTATCAGAAAGATACAGAAGCTTCATGAGCTTCAGATAAGGAATAGATCCATTTGCTTTGACTAAAAAAAAGGTGGTCATGTCGATGACTTTCTTCAGATTCATTATGCCCCCTTTTCTCTAGTGCTTAATTTAGGATGCTTACAGTATATGAAAGTTATCTCGATAAGTCTTCTGAGCTGGTAGGCAGAAAGTAGACAGTATCGTCGATTTAAATCACTGGTTGTAAAAAAACCCTAACAAAATCAATCTGTTAGGGTTTTTGTGGTGGTGGAGATGGCGGGATTTGAACCCGCGTCCGCCAATCCTCCACTAGAGGATCTACATGCTTAGCCGTCTCTATTGATTTAGTTCGTCACGGGCCGAGGGGCAGGCCGTTCAGAACGAGCTCGATTAAGTTTAACCTTTCAGCTCCGAGCGAAGCATCCGGGCGATCCTGTAAGACGTCGCCCTCGTCCCCCGGCTACAGGAACCCGAGTTCGGAGGTAAGCGGGCTTAAGCCGCTAGTGCGTAAGTTTCGTCGTTTGCGACTATAACTATGTATAACGTTTATTTACGAGATCGCTATACACTCTCGGCATGCACCCATAGCTTTGTAATCAACGTCGAATCCTAATCATCCCCGAATTCGTCGCCTGCTACTTGCTCAGGTCTTAGTGTCTTATATGAGGGCAGTCTGGTGTTTTTCAACCCCTGCCTGCCCGCAAACAAGATGAGTCAGCTTACCACAGTTGTCTGACATCTGTCAGCGTGTGGTGTGCTTCATGATCCGTTCTTTCTGCTTGGCCCAGTCGCGGTCTTTGGATGCATCGCGCTTATCGTGGCTCTGCTTACCTTTGGCCAGAGCAATTTCTGCTTTGACGTTGGGGCCTTTCCAGTAAATTGCAGTGCAGACGCAGGTGTAACCTTTGGCCTGGATTTTTTGATTCAGGCGGTCGATTTCACGGCGGTGCAT